CTAAGGCCATTACAGCGTCCTACTTACTTACTTGCTCGCCTTGGCGACGACCGGGTCCGGCACGACGGCAGCGGTGCCGGAGGTGTACTTGACGAACGCCTCCGGATCGTTCACCAGGCAGCCGTACTCGGCCTCAGCCAGGATCGCGACCAAGTTGTGCTCGAACAGGCTGACCGGCTGACCACCGATGGTCACGCTGGCCTCGGTCGAGACCTTCCAGGAGATGCCACCGATGACACCCCAGACGACCTGCGACCAGTCGCCGCCGTAACCGACGACGTCGCCTTCCTTGATCTGGTCACCCAGGTAGGCCGGGCGGCCGATCAGACGACCGGGGGTGATCACCGACGCGGTGTCCACCGGCGGGGTGTCGATGAACAGCGGGCGGCCGATGGTGTCGACGTTGCCCAGGAAGGTCGGCTCGACCACCTTGTCGAAGGCAAAGCCGTTGAGCGCCTTGCCATCCTTGACGAGGGCGTCCAGGCCGTTGACGACGTCCTTGTAGACGCCCCCCTCGGCGGCCGGGGCGGTGCCCAGAGCGACCGACTTGCTGGTCTGGTCGATGAACGCGCCGAACGGGGAGTTGGTGCCGTGGTAGACGGCGACGTCGAACGCGACGGCGAACGCCTCGGCGATGTCGCCCTTCAGCAGCTCCATGTAGCCGCCCGGATTGGCGCGGACGACCTCAGCGGAGACCACGGAGATGGCCGCGATCTTGTGCGGCTTGATGCTCTTCAGAGCGATGCCGCGCTCGGTGGTCGGCTTGTGACCGGCCTCCGACACCCACGAGGCGGTGGCCTTGGAGGTGGTGTACGGGATTTCCTGTCCGTTGATTCCGAGAGGAATCTGACGGGCGAGCTGCTGGACCGAGGAGCGCTTGCGGGCCTCCTCGAAGTACGGCTGCGCCATCTCGGGACGCAAGAAGCCGTCGAACTGACCGGTAAGGGTCGGGTTTTCCTGAGCCATTTACTGGCCCCTTTCTTGAGTATCGAACTTGATTACGGGGTGATTCCGAGCTTGCGTTTCAGCGCGTTTTCGAGATCGTCGCTGTTCAACGCGGGAACACTCGACTTGCGGCCTTCCACGGGGACCCGCAGGCCATCGTTGGCGGTTGCTTTGGTGCGATCCGCCAGACGCTCGGCCTGCTTGGTGAGGGTCTCTTCGTCGGTGCCGGTGAGGAACAACGCGACGTCCTCGTCGGCGATGCCGAACTTCGTTGCGACCTTGTAGCGCAGCAGCTCCGCCCTCGCGGCGTCACGTTCTGCTGCGGCGGTGTCGCGTTCGAGAGCGGTCCGCTCAGCGTCGCTGAGCTTCGCGGCCTCGATGTCGGCGAGCTGTGCCTGCAGAGCTTTCAGTTGCTTCTCGGCAGCGCTGGCCCGTCGGCGTTCGGCGTCGAGAGCCTTCTTGCCACCATCGCCGAGCTGTTCGGAATCGCTCTCCACAGCGGGTGCGGTATCGGGGGCGTCGGTCTCGACTGACGTGGTTTCTTGGTCGGCCATTAGGAGTCCTCCATCGCGGGGGATGCGTTCTCGTGTCGCACGAGAACGCCTAGCTGCGATCTGCAGCGAGCTGTCAGGCAACGCCTTCGTTGAGTTCACGCCAGGCGGCCAGAATCTTGTATGGGTCACCGCTCTTCGCCTTCTTACGGGCGTCGCGGTACTCGGCATCGAACTGCAGCGCCATTTCGGCGTATGACGGCTCGATCTCCCGGAGATACGGGATGGGGTTGCGGGTCTCGGGGAACGCCACGGCGACACAGCGACAGTGGTCGTGGTACAGACCGCCGAGTTTGCCTTTGCCGCGGGGCTCGCCGTTGCTCTTACGTCCCACCACGGTGAGGGCCGACTTAGCGGACTCGTAACTGTCACTGAAATCGTCGGAGGCGGCCCGGCTAGCGAGCATTCTGCAGAATGCGCAGGCGTCAAACTGGGCAACCCGAACCCACCGCATTCCGGACGCCTCCGCGTTGATGGCGGTGGTCTCCCGGTCGGCGCCGTACACGGCTCGCTGGGCCGTCCCGGACATACGCCCGATGGCGTCGGTGCCGTTAGCGCCCAGAGCCCATTCGGCGGACTTTGTGAGTTGCTCGATGGGTAGCGGCTCCGCCAGGAGAGTCGGCCCAGTCGGCGCGGTCTGAACTGCGTCCAGCAGCTTGACCGTGGCGCTTACCTTTGTCTTCGGAGGCGCCGCGGGGATATCAGTTGGAACTGATACAGCAGCCTCACCGGCGGCCTCTTTGAGTATCTGGGTGGCCTCGCGGATCACGCTCTCGCGCTGTGCGTTCGCCACTTTCGCGGCGGTGCTCACCTCGCGGGGATGATCCAGTTCGAACAGCGTCGCCGACGTCATGGCGGCGAGCTGATGGTAGGGGTCGATGACGTACGGGAACGCCGCGATGACGAACGCCGCGAAATCCACCTCGTTCTGCTGCTCGGCCGCGTACCAGAGGTTGTTGATGTCGGTGGCGGCCATGCCACTGATGGTGTCGAGGATGTAGCGTCGCTCAGCGACCGTTACGGGCATCGGTCACCTGCTGATTGTCTTGTTCAGGGGCTGCGGATTGTCCGGCAGAGGGGCGCTGTGCCTGCATGGCGGTGGCCCGCATGCTGTCGAGCAACTGGGTCACCGACGCCTTGCGCTTGTCCTCACGCAGCCGGTCGATGTCGGTGCGGGAGAAGCCAAACTTCTCCAGCGTCACCTCGGACTCGGCGATCCACGGCAACGTGGCGACGGTCTTTGCCATCGCGTCGGCGGAGGAGGCGCGAGACGGGGTGGACGGGTCGCGCCAGACCACCTGGAGCTTCTTCAGCTCGTCGGTCTCTTCCGACAGGCCGTCGCGCAGCATCACGGCGTTACGCATGGCACCGACCCAGCCTCGGCCGAAGACGCGGTTGGCGTGCTCGCACTCGACGATCAGGTCTTCCTTGGCCGCGTAGATAGCCTCGGCGCTGGAGGGGTTGTCCTGCACGACGCCGAGAGAGGACACCGGGATGTTGGTCTCACCGGCGAACAGCGTTGCCCATTGGCGTAATTGGTCGCTGTGCGGCTGCATTGACGCCTGCGGGAATTGGCCCAGTTCCGGCTTGTAGGCCGGGTCGAGCTCGTCGTCGAGCAGCGGCGGCTCCAACGCGATCATGCGGCCCAGGACGGCAGACCAGCCGCCATCCTCGAAGGCCGCCGCAGGGACATTCAGGGCCCAGCGTTGCGGCGCCGTGTAGAACTCGGCGCCGATTTCCGAACGCACCACGGTGCGAAGGGCGGAGTCAGTGATGCTCATGACCGAGCGGGTGATCCGGCTCCGACCGAACGGGAGGTTCAGCCGTGGGTTGAACGGCAGCAGCTCGACGGGTACATGCCCGAGGCTGTGCCTGCGCTCATCCACACGCCATTTACCGCCGTCGACGTCGCGGCTCATGATCAGCACGCGGTCGGGTAGGTACATCACCATCGTCAGCGGGGTGAGGCCCTCGCTGCGTTCGATGATGGACAGGGCCGCGGACAGTTCCCGGCGCCGGGAGTCCCAGAGGCCGGTGGCGTCAAAGGCGCTCTTGGCCATCATGATTACCGGCGGCTCGCCGGACTGCTCGTCGCCCAGGATGGTGCAGACGAAGCTGCAGGAGTGAATCATGGCGCTGTCGTGCGCCATCGACGACTCGATCTCCATGCGGTTGTCGAGCCACACCTCGTCGATACCCATATTGGCGACGTCGGTGCCGGGGATGACGAAGCCCTCGAGATTGCACCGGCGAGAGAGGCTGTCAACGGCCTTGGCGGGCCATCCGAGCACGGCTTCGAAGTTTCTGAACTTGGGCGGGACCGATACGCCGAGATCGCGGAGAACGTACTTGGCGCTGTAATACTGCTCCTTGAGCAGATTGCGCGGTGTCTTGTAGTCCAGTTGGTTCAGTAGCTCTGTCAACGTCGCCTGATCGGCTTCGGACAGGCCGGGGATGTAGAGAAGACTCAACTCAGCACCCGTACCTTTCTCGTGCTCTTCGCGGCGGCGGGACGGGACTCGGCCGTGGCTCCGAAGAGGGCCAAAGTCGCTGCGACGATCGGATATATCTGGGATGTGGGGTCACTGCGGTCGAGTGCCCAGCCGCCCGCGTCCCGGATGGGGCGGCGGCGTGCCGACAGGATGGCGTCGGTGAGTTTCTTCTGTGCGGCGTGAGTCAGGGTGTCGGTGGCGATGCGGTTCTCCAGCAGCCCGCACGCCTGGCCCATCGTCGTGGCCGAGGTGACGACCACCTTGCACCGGCGCGACTTCAATTCCTGCACAAGGGATGCCGCCGGGGATGCCGCGTCGAGCACCACGGGGATACGGCGACCGGCACGGGCGGTCAGCCATTCGACGGCCAACGCGGGGTCGCTACCGTCCCAGACGGTCTCGATATGGGCGTTGTCGCCCTCCACCCAGCAGGCCGCGATGCTGATGTCGCGACCGTGGCTCATATCCACCCCGAGAGAAGAGGGGCGCGCACTGTCGGTGGGGCCGACGTCGGACATCGCCTTCCACTGCTGTGGCGTGGTGAGTGGCTTGTGCACCGACACCTCGTCCCAGACACCCAGCGCCTCGCGGCGGAAGCTGTCGTCGGAGAGGTTCTTCTTCATCCGCAGCATGGCCCGCTCAGGGGTCCTCTGCGGGAAGCTGGGGTTGGCCCTACGCCATTGCCTGCGGTCGAGTAGATCGCAGCCCTCGTCGGCGCTCAGCTCGATGTAGAGGGTCTCCTGGCTCTCCCCCGCCAACGCGTCTTGGCGGATCATGGTGAACACTTCGCCGGGGTCTCTGGGCCGCGGCGGCGTACCGGCCAGAATGGTCAACGGGTTGGCCGCGACGTTCTGGCTGGCGATCATGTCCTCGAGGGCGCTCTCGGTAAGGATTTGCGCCTCGTCGAACACCAGGATGCTCACGTTGGTGAAGCCGCGGCCGAAGCCAGCCTCGCGGGCGCCAAAGAGGATTCGGGAGCCGTTGGTGAAGGTGATCGCCTCGTCGCCGCGGGCCCGTACGACCGACTTGATGTGCGGGGCGACTTTCTCCTGCGCGGCCATGCCGCCCATGGAGTTAAAAGTCTCTTTCGCGGTCTTGACGCGGTGGGCGGTCCATATGCACGTCAGTCCAGGATTCAGGAGACACAGCGCGAACACGCTGGCCGCCATGAAGAAGGTCTTGCCCACCTGGCGGGGGATGCTCATGGCCACCAGGTCGGCGGCGTAGAGGCCGTCGCCGCGCTTGCCGAGCAGCAGCTTTCCGGCATCGTCCTGCCAGCCGTCGAACGACCAGCCCAACCGCCCGCATGTTTCGCGCACGGCGGGCCAGCCGGTCTTCGTCAGCCCTTCTGGGGCGACGACGTAGCGGGCGACCTCAGAGAGTCGCTGCGTCGAATGGTTCGTCATCGGTGTCGGCGACCACGGAGTGCTCACCGGCGGACTGTTGGTCGATGGTCTCGATCTCCTTAGCGACGTCCTGGAGCCGCCGGGTGAGGGCAGCGAGGTCGCGCGGAGGACATGAGGGGTCCTCGACGGTGGAGGCGATCCGGTCGCGCATGGCGACCAGCAGGGCCCGGCGGTCACCGCTGCGGGCGGCCTCGCCGATCGTCACGGGCGGTGTGGGTGTCTCAGTGTCGGCCACGGGATGTCCTTCTGGTCGGTTGCTTTTCGAACGACCCGCCGGAGAAGTTGGTGATGAGTAGCTCGGCGCTGTTGCGGCCCACGCCGCGGGTCATGCAATAGCTCCACGACGGGTGGTGGAACAGCATCGGCGGCTCTGAGTACAGATCGCGCACCAGCGGGTGGTCGTCATAGGACACAGCGACGCTGTGCGTCTCGGACAGCGCGTAGACGGTCTCGGCCAGTTGTTTATGGTCCTGGTCGTTGAAGACGTGGGTATAGAGCTTCGAGCCCTTCACGACGTAGGGCGGGTCAAGGTAGATCAGCGACCCGTCCGGGGCGTCTGCCGCGGCAGAGGTGTAGTCGCGGTGGGAGATGGTCAATCTTCCGGTGCCATGCCACTCGGCGACCTGCCGGATACCGGCGGCAACTTTTTCGCGCTGGAAGAGTTCCGACAGTGTCTCTCGGGCTTCTCCCCGCGCGACCCGCTCATCGTTGTCGGCGCGGAACCGTATCCCCGACATGAAGAACGAGCCGCCGAAGCTGGATCGGTTGATGTAGAGGGCCTGTAGGGCTCGGGTCTGGTCGTCCAGACTTTCCGGCTCCACGGATCGCCACCATTCAGCGCGTTCGCGCGACAGCGGCTCGGACATGAAGTCGGCGATCAATTTCTCCGGCTCCGTGGCGGCCACGGTCCAGAAATTGATCAGATACGGGTCGGCGTCACTGATATGCGCCTGCTGGACTATTCCTGTCTTAAGCAGGCCGAATGACATCGACGCTCCCCCACAAAACGGCTCCACAATGGCCGTGAACGAACGATCGCCCAACCACCGGACAAACTTGGGGGTGAAGTGCGTTTTACCGCCTGGATAGCGCAGCGGGGACACAAAAAGCCGGGCTCCGGACATGGGACCTCGATTTGGGGTTCAAATCACGAAGGAGGCTTCGTGGAAAAATACCAGGGGGGGTACGTGCCT